TCTGCAAGAACACATGGAAACGGCACGCATGGCTTCCAACTTGCTTTTAGCAAATTGGTCAAATCGTGGCGTTAACTTGTGGCAAGTTGATCTTGTTTCCGTTCCAATGACAACATCACAGGCAATCACACAGATTACAGGTGATGGGACAACGGCAACTGTTACTTATCCAACGCCTAATACGCCAATTTATACAGTTGGACAAAACATTACGATCTTAAATTCATCAGTTTCTGGTTATAATGTTTCGGCTGTTGTGACGGCTTCTGGCGCAGGTTATGTATCTTTTGCAAACACAACAACGGGCACAGCTACTGGTGGCACTATTTCCACGACAAATCCAGCATCAACTTATAGTGTTAACCCCAACACTGTAATGATTTTGGATGGGTATATGGCTCAAATATACGGCAATAACGAAACAGATCGTTATATTATGCCAATTAGCCGTTCAGAATACGCTTCTTACCCTAATAAATACCAAAATGGGTTCCCAACAACCTATTGGTTTGATCGTTTGTTGTCTCCACAAGTTACTTTGTGGCCCGTTCCAAATGGTTCTGAAGCGTTTTTTAAGTATTATCGTGTCATTCAAGTTCAAGATAGCGAATTTACCAGCGGTCAGCAGGTAGATATTCCTTATTTGTGGCTTGATGCCTTTGCTTATGGATTGGCACACCGCATTTCAGAGATTTGGATGCCTGCTATGGCTCCTGCTTTAGAAGCAAGGGCAGATAAAGCTTATACTGTTGCTGCTGAACAAAATGTTGAGTATGCGCAGCAATACTTTTCCCCTCAAATTGCAGGGTATTTTAGATGAGGCCACACGGCAGGGCGTCGGTTAGTGTTAGTAATCCAAGAGCCTTCGGTATATGCGACAGGTGTGGGTTTCTGTACAACCATGTCAATCTAAAATGGCAATATGATTGGGCTGGAGCAAGCCTTATTAACAAAAGAATACTTGTCTGCGACCAATGTCTTGACGTTCCACAAGAACAGTTACGAGCTATTGTTGTGCCAGCAGATCCAATGCCAATTATTAATGCTCGTATTCAGGATTATGTGACGGCTGAAAGCAATTATCAAACGACGTCAGCTCCAACTGTTTATGACCCAACGACTGGCATACCAATTCCGTCAACGACTAATTTAATTACACAAGACAATCAGCAGTTGACAACGCAACCCTATGGGCAACCAGTTGGATTAGAACAAGGTGCTGTTATGCCCTTAAATGGGACAACGCATTATAATGTTCAATTAAATCCTCTGTCTGTTACGTCTGCTGGATCTACAGTTATTTCCGTAACATTTTCTTCGCCTCATGGTCTGCAAACTAATGACCAGATTTCCGTGGAAGGGTTATCAAATAACTTAGCCAATGGATTTTATTCTGTGACTGTTACAACAGCTACAGCCTTCACCTATCAAACATATTCTGCTATACCTTCGGGTGGGCTTTTGACTGGCAAAACCAATATGGTAACGGCGCTAGTTGGGCTTCCGTATGGTTATACGCAGATACCTCAAGTGGGACCATAAGACATGGCTAACATTACAATTCCTCAACTGCCGTCAGCCACGTCACTTAGCGGTTCCGAACAATTAGAGGCTGTGCAATCTAATACCTCAGTAAGGGTTACAGCACAGCAAATTGCACAGTACACCGCATCACTTTATCCTGCGCCTGGAATTAGCAGTGTTACAGCCAGTTCGCCTCTTCAATCTTCGACAGTCTCTGGCGCTGTCACTATTACGCTTCCCACGGCAGCTATTAGCAATACTTACCTCGCCCAAATGGCGGCGGGGACTGTTAAAGCTAATCTGACTGGCGGCACAGCATCCCCATCTGATGTAACACCGAGTGCTATCCTTGATACATTTGGCACGACTGTTGGCAGCCTTTTATATCGTGGTTCCTCTACTTGGCAGGAATTAGCGCCAAGCACCAATGGTTATGTCCTTGCCACACAAGGTTCTGGAAATGCGCCGCATTGGATTAACCTTGGCCTTGGTTCAATGGCCTATGAAAACTCTAACAATGTGTCGATCACAGGTGGTAGTTTATTCAATGTCGATATTGAAACTTCTACAATCAATCAAACACCAATTGGCGCAACCACGCCATCTACAGGTGCGTTCACGAACCTCTCATTTACGGGTACAGGTTCCTTCAGCACTATTTCTTCTGGCACTTGGAACGGCTCTACTATCGGTGTCTCTTATGGCGGGACTGGTGCTACTACTGCCAACGGCGCTAGAACAAACCTTGGGGCTGCTGCTTCTGGCGCTAATAGCGATATTACTAGCCTTAGTGGGTTAACAACACCTTTATCAGCCACGCAGGGCGGCACAGGCTTTAATCTATATACAACAGGTGATCTGCTTTACGCATCATCATCAACAAGTTTTGCACGTTTAAATGACGTTGCGACAGGTAATGTTCTTTTATCGGGTGGCGTGGGCGTTGCTCCTTCTTGGGGCAAAGTAAATCTTTCAAGTGCAATTACAGGCACACTCGGTGTTGCTAATGGCGGCACTGGCCTTTCTTCGCTTACTTCTGGCGGCGCTTTATATGCCACAGGCACAACAACTTTAACCTCTGGAACGCTCCCCGTATCTGCGGGTGGTACAGGTGTTACGACATCGACAGGTACTGGTTCTGTTGTTTTAAACACCAGTCCAACATTCGTCACTCCTAATCTTGGAACACCATCATTAGCCATTTTGACCAATGCTACTGGCTTACCATTAACAACTGGCGTTATTGGAACTTTGCCAGTTGCCAATGGCGGTACTGGCGCAACAAGCTTGTCTGGTTATTTGTTCGGTAACGGAACAGGCGCAGTTACAGCGCAAACAACAATACCTAATTCTGGTTTGACTAATTCATCTGTTACAATTGGCAGCACAAGCATTTCTCTTGGCGCAACAGCCACAACTATTTCTGGTTTAACCACATTAACGCTTACACAAGATCCAACTGCGGCGCTTCAAGCATCAACAAAACAATATGTTGATAACCAAGTTGCTACAGTCTCAAATCAAACATTCCACACGCAATCATCTTACGCAACAACGACTGATCTTGGCACAATTACTTATAATAATGGTACAGCTGGTGTTGGCGCAACAATTACCAATGCTGGAACACAAGCTGCGTTAACAATTGACGGCTATACGTTCACAGCCACAGACGTTACTAATGCCACTCGTGTTCTTGTTAAAAATGAAAGCAATGCCGCATATAACGGCATTTATACAGTAACAAATCAAGGTTCAGGCTCGACAAACTGGGTTTTGACTCGTGCAACTGATTTCAACACAGCTGGTACGGGACCAAACTTTATTGAAACTGGCGCTGCAAACTTTATTACTTCTGGTTCGGCAAATGGTGCTACTGGTTGGGTGATGACCACAACAGGAACAATTACTGTTGGCACAACTGCATTAAATTGGACGCAAACATCATCATCATCTAGCGTTACAGTTACATCACCGCTTCAAAAAACAGGCAGTGTTATAAGCCTTAATACTGTTCCAATTTCTTTTGGCGGTACAGGGCAAACAACAGCATCAACTGCGTTTAACGCATTATCGCCAATTACAAGTACTGGCGATTTAATTATCGGTACTGGTACAAACACAGCATCACGCCTTGGTATTGGTTCTGCAAATACAATTTTGACATCGAATGGAACAACCGCAACTTGGTCAAATGCGTTTAACGGAACTGTTGGTGCAACAACACCATCTACTGGCGCTTTTACTTATGTGAGTGCAAATGGTTCGCTTGCTAGTGCCTCATCAACTGGTGCTTATAGTTACGGAAGTTTGGCATATAGCGATTTAAACATTTTCGCTAGTTACACATCAAGTGTGAACACATACAACGAAATTGTTCTTCAAAATACAAATTCGGGAACTGCGGCATCAACAGATTTTATTGTAAGTAACAATAACGGAACTGCATCAACCTATTATGGCGATTTCGGTATAAATTCGTCTGGGTTTAGCGGATCTGGCGCTTTCAATGCCCCAAATAATGTGTTTTTAACAGCAACTTCTGCTGATCTTGCCATCGGAACGACAACATCAAATGCAATTCATTTTGTTGTAAATAATGGCGCAACTGATGCCCTTACCATCGGCACAAGCGGTGCAATTACTGCTGGTGTTTGGAATGGTTCTACAATTGGCGTTGGTTATGGCGGCACAGGAACGGCAACAGCATTTACAGCTGGTTCGGTGGTCTTCGCTGGGTCATCTGGTGTTTATACGCAAAATAATTCCAAATTCTTTTGGGATAACACAAATATGCGTTTGGGGTTGAATACAGCAACTCCACAGACAACGCTGACAATTATTTCAAATACGCAAACAACAACTCCAACAGGTTCGCTTCCTTCTGGTACGGACCTTTATATTGTTGGGGCTAACGCAGCCAATACCCGCATTACACAAGATGCGTATGGCACAGGCAATTATCCTGTTTATACGGGCCGTTCAGCCCGTGGCACAGCAGCTTCACCAACAGCAACACAATCTGGTGATTTCCTTGCGCAATTCTCTGGTCGTGGTTATGGCGCTACTGCTTTTGCTGCTAATTCAACTGGTTACTTTGCAGTATCGGCGGCTGAAAACTTTACCGACACAGCGCAAGGTGCTTATGCGTCTGTCTTCACAACCGCCACAGGATCAGCATCTGCGACTGAGGCTTTCCGCTTTGGTTCGGCTGGTCAGTTAGGTATTGGCGGCGCAACATACGGGACATCTGGCTATGTGCTTACCTCTGGCGGCCCATCTGCTGCACCCACTTGGTCACAAGTATCCCTTACCACTGGCGTTACAGGCACGTTGCCAGTCGCAAATGGTGGTACTGGCCTTTCATCTTACACAACAGGCAGCCTGTTATATGCAAGCGGCACAACAACAATCGCTGGCTTGGCAGACACGGCTATTGGAAACGTGCTTCTTTCCAATGGAATTGGCGTTGCACCAGTTTGGGGGCAAGTCCCATTAGCAGGCACATCTCAAGCTGTTACTGGCGTCTTGCCAATTGCAAATGGCGGCACAAACAGCAATGCTACACCAACACAAGGCGGCGTGGGCTACGGCACAGGCACAGCACACGCTTACTCTGCGGCTGGTACATCTGGTCAGGTTCTTCAATCCAACGGCACATCAGCGCCATCATTTGTTAATGCGTCATCTTTTGCCGTAACAACATTTAGCGGTGGCACAACAGGATTAACACCAAGCACAGCAACAGCAGGTGCAATCACACTTGCTGGCACATTAGCCACCACAAATGGCGGCACTGGCCTGACATCGTTTACATCTGGAGGTGCGCTTTATGCGACATCGACATCCGCATTAACAACAGGCACATTGCCTATAGCTTCTGGCGGTACTGGTGTCACGACAACCCCATCCAATGGGCAGCTGTTAATTGGTAATGGCACTGGTTATACAGTGGCGGCTTTAAATGCCACGACTGGCATCAGCATTTCGACAGGTTCTGGATCAATATCCATCGGCAACGCAGGTGTAACATCGGCGGTTGCTGGTACAGGTATTAGCGTCTCTAGTTCAACTGGTGCGGTCACAATTACCAATTCTGGCGTAACATCAATTGTTGCTGGAACTGGCATTTCAATTTCTGGTGGCACAGGCGCTGTAACTGTAACTAATGGCGGTGTCACATCATTTAGTGCAGGTACAACTGGCCTTACGCCATCAACAAGCACCACTGGCGCAATCACATTATCTGGTACATTGGCTGTGGCGAATGGTGGTACTGGTGTAACATCAAGCACTGGTACTGGTAATGTTGTGTTGTCTGCGTCACCGACACTGACAGGCACATTAACAGCCGCCACAATCAGCGCATCAGGCAATATCTCAACATCTGGCGGTACTGTTTCAGACAGCCTTGCAAACGTCAGAACTGTTCCCGTTGAAAGTAAATCAACTGCATATACATTAACATCAACAGATGCTGGTCAGGCCATTAGCATTACAACTGGTGGTATTACTGTACCATCGGGTGTTTTCTCTGCTGGTCAAACAGTGACTATTTATAATAATAGCAGCTCAAATCAAACAATTACACAAGGTTCAGGCGTGACGATGTATCTTGTTGGAACGGCAACAACTGGCAATAGAACACTTGCACAATATGGTCTTGCTACAGTATTTTGTGTCGCATCTAACACATTCGTCATTACGGGTGGAGGGCTAACCTAATGTCGATTTATAATGTTCTTTTAGGAGTTAGCGGCGGCGGTGGACCTACTGCTCCCCCATCAGTTAATTATCTTGTTGTTGCAGGTGGCGGCGGGGGTGGTGGAAGTCCTAATTCTTGTCATGCTGGTTCAGGCGGCGGTGGTGGTGCTGGTGGTTATCGAACAGGTTCATTAGCTGTTTTAAAATGCACAACTTACACAGTAACAGTTGGCGGCGGTGGACCTTATAATACTTGTTTTGCTACTGGAGGTAATACAGCAACAGGCAGTAATTCAGTATTTTCATCCATTACATCAGCGGGCGGCGGTGGTGGGGGGAATAATTTTTATCGTGTTGGTGGTAATGGCGGTTCAGGTGGCGGCGCAGCTAATGGTATTTGCTGCGGTTCATATTCTGGCGGTTCTGGAACTGCGGGACAAGGAAATAATGGCGGTGCAGCCTCTGGTTCTGTTTGTGGATTAGGGGGTGGTGGTGGTGGAGCTGGTGGTGCTGGCGGCACTCCTTATTATGCGTGTTATTCTGGTTCTAATTTTACACACGGGGGTAATGGTGGGTCAGGTCTGTCTTCATCAATAACAGGTTCATCAGTTGCTTATGCTGGTGGTGGTGGCGGTAGTAGACACGTTATAGGAGTAGCAGTATCATACGGAGGGGTAGGTGGAGGCGCTGGTGCAGGTAATGGGGCTACTAACGCATCTCCACCTTTTAATGGCGGTAATGCGTCTGCAAATACAGGCAGTGGCGGTGGCGGTGGTGCGTATGTGAATTATTGTTGTGTTAATTATCCTGGGCATGGTGGCACAGGCGGTTCAGGTATTGTTGTCATATCTTACTCAAACACATATTCGGCAGCATCTGCAACGACTGGTTCGCCAACAGTAATTTGCTCTGGTGGCAATCGCATTTACAAATTCACTGGTTCAGGTTCAATTAAGTGGTGATGAAATGAGCCATTTTGCACAAGTTATTAATGGAATAGTTCAGCAAGTCATTGTTGTTGAACAAGATGTTATTAATTCAGGATTGTTTGGCCCTGCTTCTGAGTGGGTACAAACATCATATAACACCCGTGGTAATGTTCATTATGGGCAAAATGGTCAACCTGATGGCGGCGTTGCATTGAGAGGCAATTACGCTGGCGTTGGTTATACTTATGATGCAGCACATGATGTGTTTTATCCGCCATCACCTTATCCATCGTGGACAATAAGTGCAGCAACAAATTGGCTTTGGGCTGCCCCAGTGCCGTTGCCATCTGATGCTGGAACGGGAACGCCTCCTAAACAATATAAATGGGATGAGCCAACCAAATCTTGGGTTGTCGTTGCCCCTAAATCAGCGTAATGTTTATTTTTAACCAGAGGGGGTTAAGATGAGTAATGCGCCATCACCAATTGAAAAGTATTTATACTTTCCAACATCAGTATATATGGCGCAGCGTCCAGATTTCCTTAAATTTGTGATGGAAGTTTCAGAAGATAATCTTCGTGAAGCAAAGAAAGCGCATCCTAAAAACGAAATATATCCAGTATATATGTCGCAAAGTTATTTTAATGATCCACGAATTGCTGATTTTTCTAAGTTCGTTGCACAAACTGCATGGGATATTCTTAAAGATCAAGGATATAACATGGAGAATAAGCAGACGTTCTTCACCGAAATGTGGACACAAGAACATTCTAAACATTCCCTTATGGAGCAGCATACCCATAAATTTGGCGCACAAATCGTAGGTTTTTATTTTCTTGATACGCCAGAAGGATGTTCACGTTTGGTTATCCATGATCCACGCCCTGCCAAGACAATCGTTGGATTGGATGAAACGAACATGACAATGGCTACAGAAGCCAGCGACATGATTAACTTTGAACCTAAGCCTGGTATGATTGTCTTTACAAATGGTTGGTTGCCACATTCATTTGGTCGTCACGCAGGTAAAAAGCCAATTAAATTTGTGCATTTTAACCTTAGCGTTCAATTTGCACCACCACCCGCTTGTCCCGCTCCAGCAGCGGAAATAATCTAATGCCAAAGTATAGCATCAGATTTAACAAAAGCCGTGGCATGGATGGGCGGGGAACGCCTGACCATGTGTGGCGGGTATTTGAAGACAACAGCAAAGAATACCTATTCAAACATCTGAATATTTCTGTCCCAATTACGGATGAACGTGATGGGGAGGATTGGAATATCTGTTGTTTTGGTGTATTAAATATAGATCGTGAGTCATCGACTGCGATCATTAAACCAGAGGGAAATGGAAAATGAACGTGAATTTAACCTTAACAGTAGAAGAAGTTAATTACATCCTAAATTGCCTCGGTTCTCGTCCTTTTGCCGAGGTACAGGCTTTAATTAATAAAATTAAAGCTGACGGGGATGCTCAACTTGCTTCTGCGGCTCAAGCTAATGTTGCACCAGCAGCTGATGCAACGGCTACACCAGACGCCCCGCAGGAATGAAAAAATGTCTGATCTTGACCAAACATCCGTAACAATAGGCGATTTACTAGCCAGAGTTAAAATTGTTGAACAGGATATGGTCGATATTAAAAGAAGTCAGGCTGAGATTTTACAAATTTTACATGAAGCTAGAGGTGGATGGCGTATCATGATAGTTCTTGGTACGCTTATCTCTGGTATTATTGGTTATTTATCGTCCCACGATTGGTCATTTAGGTAGAATTTCTTTAACAATTAAATTATATAGTTTTAATAAGCATTTAGAGGGAAGTGCAATGTTGGGGATGAGGCATGGACCCTTTTACAATACTTGCGTTAGCCCAGACTGCCTATGGCGCTATTAAATCAGGCATAGCCGCTGGCAAGGAAATCCAAGGCATGATGCAGGACGTCAGTTCCCTTATGGGTTCTGTCGGCGAAATTACACGTCTTGTTGCAGATCCGCCCAAAAGCATCTTTCAATCGAAAGAAACTGCCGAAAAAAGGGCTATGGATGCTTATGCTGCTAAACAGCAAATCAACAAGATGATGCAGGAAGCTCAAAACTTGTTTGTGTCCGAATATGGCTATGGCGAGTGGATACGGCTACAAGAAGAAATCACCCGTATTAAAAAAGCTGATAAACTTGCTGCCGAAAAAGCCAAACGTGAACGTGAAAACTTTTTGCGTGGTTTAATGATTTGGGTAAGCGTAGCTGTAATACTTCTATGCTTTATCTTTGTTGCCTTTTTTGTGGCTTATCTCTTAACTGTGAAAGGTTGATCTTATGAATATGTCTGAAGGCGGATTAAACGCCCTTACAAAACAATTTGAAGGTTGCAAATTAACAGCTTATCGGTGTCCAGCAGGTATTTTGACTATTGGATATGGTCATACATCTGCTGCTGGTGCGCCTGAAGTAACCGAGGGCATGACTATATCACAAGAAGATGCCAATCGTATTTTGGCAGCTGATATGGTTAAGTTTGAAAATGATGTTAAAGCTCTTGTTAAAGTAGAACTTTCACAGCATCAATTCGATGTATTGGTGGATTTTTGTTACAATGCTGGTAGGGGTAATTTAGCTTCATCAACTCTTTTAAAGTGTGTCAATGCAAAACAATTTGATCGGGTTCCAACAGAATTGCAGAAATGGACTAAAGGTGGCGGGAAGGTATTGCCCGGTCTTGTCCGTCGTCGGAACGCCGAAACAGATTGGTGGAACACGGGCGGCAAACCCGTTGAGGAGCAAGAACAACGCATTACCCCTGACGTACCGCAAACCAAGACGATGGCTGACAGTAAGCAAGGCAATACAGCCTTGGCAACATCTGCGATTGGCGTGGCGGGTGTTGCTAAAACCGCAGCCGATCATGCGTCAGACATTGTTGGTCAAGCGCAATCAGCAAACGACTTACTTACGCAGGTACAAGGGCTTTTGTCCAATACGACTTTTGACCTGTTTTTAGTTATTGTTCTTTGTGGGGCAGCAATTTGGTACTGGCGGTCAAAACATTTAGAGGAGCATGGCGTATGATTGCTTTTCTTCTTACCCCTATAGGGCGGTATGTTGCTATAGCAGCCATTGTAATTGTTGCCCTTTTTGGGGTATATTACAAAATAAGTTCAGACGCAGTTTCAGCCTATCAAGCTAAGGAAACGGCGCAGTCTCTGGAGCGGGTCGATGAAGCCATTAAAGCTGGTGATAGGGTTGATGCTATTGACAGCAGCCCTGACGGGTTGCGCAGTCCAGATGCCTTTGAGCGTAAGTAGTACCTGCGCTGTGTGGACTGGTATTGGTTGGTCTCCCAAAGATACCGACCAAACCATTCACGATGTAAAGGAAAATAATGCACGCCGTGAGGCATATTGCCAAGGTGTTAAATGAGCGTTCCAGCAACCAATGCCTTAACGTACAATGGTTACATCACTCAAATGGCTGAGATGGCTATCGTGCCAACATTCACGCCTGCGACCAATACCACAATTAATGGCATTAATTATTTAGCTAACGTAACCTACGGCGGTACTACATCAAACCCTGATACCAATTTTAATACCATTATACCTATGATGCTAAATTATGCTGAACTTCGTATTCAGCGTGATTTAGATTTAAATCAATCAATGACAACAAATACTTACAATTTGTCTTCTGGTAATAATTCATTGAGTATTTCAGTTAATGATTTTGTTACATTACAAACATTTTCTGTTACCTCAAATGATCAAACTGTTGTTAATGCTCCTTTAATTCCAACAACAAAAGAATTTATCAACAACGTTTATCCCTATGGAACGGGTGCTACAGGAACCCCTAAATACTTTGCTGTTTATGGTGGTGATCAGGCAACTTCAGGTAATACATCTCAATTATTTATAGTTGGCCCCTATCCAGAACAGAATTATAGTGTTTTGGCTGTTGGCACAATTCGACTTCCATCTTTATATCAGTTTGCAAATTCAAGTCAGGCTGGTTCAAGCACAAACTTCATAAGCACATATTTGCCAGATTTATTGATTATGGCATCGCTTGTTTATGTATCTGCATATCAGCGCAACTTTGGACGTATGTCAGATGATCCTGCTCAAGCTCAAAGTTACGAAAGCCAATATCAAAGTATGGTAGCTCGTGCGATTGCGGAGGAGTATCGCAAAAAATTCCAAGCATCTGCTTGGTCATCTACTTCACCTTCAGCTGTTGCTACGCCTACACGGGGGCCATAATGCCTCATGCTTCACTTCAACTAATACCAGGTGTAGATGAAAACAAAACACCAGCCCTTAACCAAGCAGCTTTATCGTATAGCCAGCTTATTCGTTTTATTCCTGATCGTACTGGCCTTGGCTTGGTTCAAAAGTATGGCGGATGGCAAAAATTTATACCCGTTTCAGTCGGATCACCTGTCAGGGCATTATGGGCTTGGGAAGATATTAATGCTCAAACTTGGTTAGGTTATGGCGCTACCAATTCATTAGGTGTAATACCAAATTCTGGCGGTTCTGTTCAAAATATAACACCGCAAACAATTACAAGTGCATCAGTAGCAGTAAATGTTTCTACGACAGCTGGAAGTAATATTATTACTATTACTCAAACTGGCAGCAATATCAGTAACTACGATAGTGTTTTTATAGAAACGCCTATTGCTGTTGGTGGTTTAGTATTATTTGGCGTTTATCAATGTTATTATGTTTCTGCTGATGCTTATCAAATTTTAGCTACCGATGTTTTAGGAAATCCATCACCTGCTTATTTTTCAACAAGCACACCAAATACAACGACTGGCGCATCTGGATCAGGTACAGTTGCTACATTAACTTTTTCAGGATCTTATGTTTATCCTGTTGGGTCATACATACAAGTCAGTGGCATAACACCAACTGGTTATAATGGTTACTATCAAGTGACCGCTTCATCTGCTGGATCTGTTTCTTATGCAAATACAACAACTGGCTCACAAACAGTTGCTGGAACAATATCAAATACTGGCACAGTTCCGCTATATACAGTTGTGAGCGGAAGCCCAGACATTACAGTTACGATTCCTGATCATGGTTATAGCGTTGGCAGCACTTATACAGATTTAATACCAACAACAATTGGCGGTATTACAATATCTGGAAATTATCTTGTGACTAATGTCATTGATGCAAACAAATTTGTCATTACAAACAACAATTTAGCTACAAGTTCGACTAGCGCATTTATGAATGGCGGAAACGCTTATTATTTGTACTACATTGGTATCGGCCCATTAGCTACTAGCACAGGTTATGGTGTTGGTGGGTATGGCGTTGGCGGTTATGGAACAGGCGTACCTGAAACAGCACAGACTGGAACACCAATAACAGCAACTGATTGGACATTAGACAATTGGGGTAGCGTATTTATTTCAAACCCATTGGGCGGTGGAATATTTACATGGGACCCAACAGCTCAAACACAAGTTGCGAATATTATTCCTGAAGCACCATCAAACAATAATGGTGTTTTTGTCGCAATGCCTCAACGCCAGCTTGTTGCATGGGGTTCAACATTTAACGGAATTATTGACCCGTTATTAATTCGTTGGTCTGATGTTAATAATTATACTGTCTGGGCGGGTCAAATTACCAATCAGGCAGGTTCTTATCGTATTCCAAAAGGTTCAAGAATTGTTCAATGTATTCAAGGGCCACAGCAAGCTCTTATCTGGACTGATCTTGGCCTTTGGTCTATGCAATATATTGGCCCTGATTTTGTTTATAGCTTTAATGAAATCGGTACTGGTTGCGGTCTGATTGGTCGTAAAGCTGCTGCGTCAATGATGGGTGTAGTTTATTGGATGGGTCAATCACAGTTTTATATGTTATCTGGCGGTGGTGTGCAGCCTATTCAATGTCCAGTTTGGGACGTTATTTTCCAAGACTTAGATACAAGCAATTTGGATAAAATTCGCATAGCTGTTAATAGCCGATTTGGTGAAGTTGCTTGGTTTTATCCAACAAAAGGAAACAGCGGCGAAATAAATGCCTATGTTAAGTACAACGTTGTTCTTAATTGTTGGGATTATGGTGTATTGCAACGTACAGCTTGGATCAACGAGAGTGTATTTGGACCACCAATTGGTGCTGATTCCAATGGCTATATTTATCAGCATGAAACTACTGCTGATGCTGACGGATCGCCAATGATTAGCAATTTCCAGACTGGATATTTTGTTATTCAGGAAGGTGATTTGCAATCATTCATAGATCAAGTATGGCCTGATATGAAGTGGGGGTATTTTTTACCTCCCACAAATGGCGGAGCAACATACCAAACACCATTGGCAAACGTTCAATTGACGTTTTATGTGGCAAATTACCCAGGCGATACACCCGTTGCGTATGGTCCTTTTAATTTAACTCAGGGAACCGAATGGGTTAGCCCAAGACTTAGGGGTCGATTGGTTTCTATTCAGGTAGGATCTAGTGATATTGGCTCATTCTGGCGTATCGGCAATATGCGATACCGCTATCAACCCGATGGAAAATACTAATGAGTGCATCATTATCCGATATTCTAACTACTCAAAAAAATGGCGTTGTTGCTTTAAATAACATCGCTTCTAATAACATTAAGTTTCAAGGAACAGCAACTTCTGCTACTGTGACTGCTAACACTCTTGTTGTTACAGGTAAGGGTCGATTGGTGAATTATGCTGTTGTAGTTGCTGGAACGGGTGTGGGTGGAGTTTATGATAGTGCCACAATAGCCGATGCTGCGGCGGCTAATCAGCTTTGTGCCACAGTAGAAACATTGGGCGTATTTGAAACTGGTCAAATATTCACAAATGGTTTGGTTATAAAGCCAGGCGCAGGTCAATCCATTAACGTAACTTATGCTTTGGGATAATAGCCATGCCACTTAAAAAAGGGTCATCCCAACAAACGATAAGCAGCAATATTGCAGAGATGGTTCATTCGGGTCATCCTCAAGATCAAGCCGTGGCTGCTGCATTAAATATAGCCCGTAAGGGTCGTGATATGGGTGGGTATTTTTCAGGTAGCCCTACTCCTCAAGTTAATACAACTTATACTGGTCCAATGCTTCATGTGGGGCCAATACACAGTCCTGTAGCTGGTCGTACAGATCATTTACCTATGCACGTTCCTTCAGGGTCATACGTTATTCCTGCCGATATTATTTCCTCAATGGGTGAAGGAAATACAATGGCAGGATTTAAACAAATGAAACGTATTTTTGGCGGCACTCCTTATGGACAAGCTGATACGGCTTATAGCCAGCCAACTTCTCCCTATGGGGCAGATTTACCTAATAAAGCCCACGGCGGATCAACTGGATCAGTTCCAATTGTTGCTGCTGGTGGGGAATATGTTCTGCATCCTCGTGAAGTCCAATGGGCTGGGGACGGGGATTTAGACACAGGGCATCGAGTTTTGGATGATTGGGTTAAAACCATGAGAGCCAAAACAATTGATACCCTAAAAAAACTACCTGGCCCAAAGCGTGATTGAGGGAAGCGCATGAAAAAAGGTGTAGAAGTACGAATTGCAACCCCAGAGGATGAGGACGAAATTATTCGTCTGGCTTTAAAGCTTTGGGAAGAAAATGGCATGACGGATATAGATGTGGATCGGGTTAGAGCTATGATCAGACCTGCTTTATATCTTTGGGAAGGAATTTGTGGGGTTATTGGAAAACCAGGCGGTCAACTTGAAGCAGGGGTTTTGCTAAGAGTGACACAAATGTGGTATTCTAATTCCTATGTACTTGAAGAAAAGGCAGTTTTCGTGGACCCTGACTTTAGAAACTCACGGGGTGGCAATTACCCAACGGGTGGTAGGGCTAGAAAATTATGCGACTTTTCTAAAAAAGTTGCAGACGATTTGGGTATTCCATTGTTAATTGGTATATTATCCAACCAACGCACTGAGGCTAAAGTTCGTCTGTACGAAAAGCATTTTGGTAATCCTGCTGGAGCCTATTTTCTGTATAACAGCAAAACTGGCGACCACGAAGGTCTGACGGAGCATTAATATGGGTGGCGGCGGAAAAGGTGGCTCAAGTACACAAACTGTGCAGATACCCCCGGAGGTATTGGCACGATATAATGCCGTCAACGCCCAAGCTCAACAGATTGCTGGTATTAATCCTTGCACTGGTCAACCTAATACGCCCTTTAAATGCTACAGCACGACTGCCTGTGGCTTTGTGGCTGGTATTAACCCAACACAACAGAGCGGCATTAACAACATAGTTGGTAGCCAAAATGCTGCCGCTCCATCGTTCCAAACTGCTTTAGGTCTTACACAAGGCGCAGCTGGCGCTATTAATCCTAATGCACTTTGCACACAGAAATATATGAACCCATACATTCAGTGTGTTGTTGGTTCATCATCCCGTTTGCTGCAACAGCAACAAGCACAGCAAATGGCTGGGCAAACGGGTAATGCTATCCGTTCTGGCGCATTTGGTGGTGATCGTGCTGGAATTGCTGCTGCTAATTTAACGGGTCAACAAAATTTAGCTTATGCTAACGCAATTAACCCATTGTTATCAGCAGGTTATACACAGGCTCAAGGCGTTGCGCAGCAACAGCAGGGCGTGTGTCTTGCTGCTCAACAAGCCAATGCTGCTCGTCAATTACAAGCTGCTCAACAACTTGGTGGTCTTGGGGCTGCTGCACAGAACGCCGCTATTACTGGTGGTCAAGCTGCTTTGGCTGCTGGTACTGCACAACAACAAACTTGTCAGGCTGGCAAAACGGCTCTTTACAATCAGTTCTTGCAAAAACAAGGCTACCCCTTCCAGACAACACAATTTTTGGCGAATATTGCCGAAGGTACTGGCGCATTATCTGGTTCTACCACAAATACAAGCACATCTGGTGGTGCGTTTGCGTCTGATGCCCGTCTAAAAGAAAACATTGAACCTGTCGGTAAAACTTACGATGGTCAAACTGTTTATCGTTACAACTATAAAGGCGATCCAAAAACACATATTGGTCTTATTGCCCAAGAAGTTGAGCACAAACATCCTAAAGCCGTTGGGCTTGCTGGAGGATATAAGACTGTTAATTATGACGATGCGACCAAAGATTCCGCAAAACGTGGTCATTTTGCCCAAGGCGGTTTAATTGGCGATTGGATGGGTGGAGCTGTTACAGGTGGCGATGGTCGTCAGCATTATGCGTCTGGCGGAAGTTGCTCGTCATGTGTATCACCTTATCTTGCTCAAATGGGAATGATGAACCCTACCGCTGGACTGGGTAATCCTTTAGCTATTCAGCAAATGATGTATGCGAATATGCTTAAACAAAATGGTTTAAGTATCCCGCAAAAGGGACCATCTGGTCTTAGCCCACTCAAACCTGCGCCTGCTCCGCAGCAACATACGCCAGATACAATTGGCGATATTTCTAAAGGCATTGGTGCACTTAAAACAGGCCGTGATTTATATAAGGATTGGAAAACTCCTGATCCTAATGCGCCAAAAACAACGGATAGAGCTGCTCCAGATAATCCTAATACTGGAAATACAACTGTTGGTAAAACAGCTAATGCAAATCCCGTTAAAACGCCAGATAAAGTTACCTCTGGCAATAATAATAATATTTATTCTTATGATCCTAACGCAAACACAATTGGCAGTTCTACCCAAACGGCTGGCCTTAACCCAGTAAAAGCAACTAATGATGATTTAACCCTTGCGGATGTTGGTAATACAGGTTCAGCTCCTGATTTGGGGGTAAGGACCTTATCGAACAATTTAAATAACAGCAGTAATTTTGGCGACTCATTTCTTTCAGCCGACCTTAATTCCGATCTTGGACCTGATGTAAGCGGGGCTTCCGATATTGGAGGAGGTTTCGGTGATATAGGTAGTAGTTTAAGTGATATGTTTGCTGCTCGTGGCGGATTTATGCGTAATAAATTTGCTGATGGTGGTGAATCTTCAATTCTCCCATATCAAAGTGCTGACAACATTGTTCCTAATTCTGTACTTCAAGATGGTGAAGATGAAGCAAGGGCAGATCAAAGAGAATTTGAGTCTTTACAGCCTCATGGCGGTGGCGGTGGCGGAGGCGGCGGCGGTTTCAATCCATTATCTTTAGTTGGTCCTGCTGTATCGTTGTTCTCGCTTTCTGACAAAAATCTTAAACACAACATTCAGGAAGTTGGTAGAACATTTGATGGTCAGCCTATTTATAAATTCCGTTATAAGGGCGAAGACGGCTATCAAATTGGTTTGATTGCTCAAAATGTTGAAAAACAACATCCAAATTCTGTTGCTAATTCACACGGATTAAAACTTGTTAATTATAAGACAGCAACCGATGATGCGGCACATCGTGGTCATTTTGCATCAGGTGGACTTGCTGGAAATAGACAGGGATATGCAACAGCTGGCGGGGATGGGTTATTACCTCCTACAGCTGATAATAGCGCCACAATTTCACCTCCAATTGATCCTGATGCTATTAATGCTCCACAAGGAGATCTGGTTTCATCTCCGACTGATGACATTTTAAATCGTGCTGATCGAGCTATTAAAACAATTGAAAGCGGTAGCCCCGATGGTAATTATAAAGCCATTGGACCTGACGTTAAGCGTAAAGATGGCACAATTGATAATGGTTATGGTGCACATCAAGTTATGGGTTCAAACATTCCTTCTTGGACTAAAGAAGCTCTTGGTCAGCCTCTTACAAAAGAAGAATTTCTTGCAAGCCCAGAAGCTCAAGATGCTACGTTCCGTTATCATTTTGGCAAAAATTTACAAAAATTTGGCAATCCACAAGATGCTGCGTCAGTTTGGTTCACTGGTCGTCCAATATCTCAAGCAGCTAACAGGCAAGATCCTCTTGGCACAACAATGCCTGCTTATGTAGCTAAATTTAATAAAAACTTTGATAACGCAGATACAACCGATCAAGCTTCAGCTCCAACTGGCGGTCTTGGCGGTGCACGTTATGCTTCCAATACCACTACGCTTAATGATGCTTCGCCTGCTCCTGCCCCCGCTCCATCAAATCAAGTTGATTTGGGTGGTGGCAAAGGATTTATTAGCGGCCCAACTCCTGACCAAGATAATGCCCCATCACCTGCGGGTAAAACGCTTGGTGATATTTCATCAAATGCCGTTGATAGCGTCACATCAGGTTTAGGTAATGTGGGTAAGGGTATTGGTAAGTTATTCTCTTATGATCCAGATACGGGCCTTACAGATAGCCAATTAGCAGCTCTAGGTTTCTTGGGTGGTATGTTTGCTTCACCTAACCGCACATTCCTTGGAGCGGTTGGTACG